CCGGGGCTTCGGACTCCCGGCGTACTACACCAAAACGGACAACAAGGAGGATTTCGACATGGATATTAACGAGGCAAGAAAGCAACTGACCTCTTGCGCCGATACCGGCGACACGCCCTCCGCATGGGCGAAAGAGGCGGCGGAATACTGCAAGCGCAAGGGCATTTTCAACGGCGACGGAGCCGGTAATTTCGGCTGGCAACAGCCGATTACCCGCGAGGCCGTCGCTTGCATCATCTACCGCGCACTCGAGGCGGCGGGCGCTCTCGGCAATCTTTCCGACGTATAATCGTGCAGAAAAAGCGGGCGGGGCTCTATGGCCTCGCCCGCTTTTTCTTTTTGTGCGGCGGTGGAAAACTCCGTGCAAATGTTATTTATTGAAATAGAAACCGACCCATATACCGCGACGAGACTCGCCGGAAACGACCTCGAAATCTGCAAGCTCACATACGGTACGAGAAAGGAACTTTTTCAAATCCGTTTGCGCGATATTCCCGATTTGCTCGCCGTTATAATAAACGCCGACGGCGGTATTTCCCTCGTAGTCGTATGTATCATAGGAGAAATTATCGAGCTCGCCGTCCTCCTCAATTTCGCGGAGAATATCTTGACGATTGCGCCCTACGCCGTCGTCGTTATTGAATGTCACGCCGACGAGCTTAAAAGAAACATAGTCGCAATTTGCGTCGAGCCACTCTCGGCGCTCGCTACGGTGGCGAGAGATTTGAGCACGAACGGCCTCGAATTTCTCGCGTTCGGCTCGCTCGGCCTCCCGGCGGGCGGATAGTGCGGCTTGCTCGGCCTCCCGAGCTTTCTTTAACTGGCTTCGTTTGATAGCCCGATATATCCATACACAGATACCGACGGGATAGAAAATAACGAGTAATACTATTTGCCAAGTCTTGAGCTTTTTCATGGTATGAGTAACTCCCTCCTATTTTTTCGGTCTGCTGACCTTTAACACAATTATGCGTTGCGCATGTGCTAAAGTCAAGAAAAATGCAGACCATTAACACAGGGAGGCGAGAGCTTGCGGATATATGATTTTGAGGGAAAGAAGAATATAAGCGGTGAGCGCATCCGGGAGGCACGGCTCAAGCTCCGGCTCTCACAAAGCGACCTCGCGGCGCGGGTGCAGGTCGAGGGCGTAACAATGGAGCGGGACTCGATAAGCCGTATCGAAATCGGGACGCGGTTTATTCCCGATTACGAGATACCCGTCTTTGCCCGCGTCCTCGGCGTGTCTGCCCTTTGGCTCCTCGGAATAGAGTAAATCCCCGGCCTCCTCGCCGGGGATTATTTTTTGCACTTTTTCGTTTCGCCCTATTGACATACTAATAGTAGTATGATATAATGAGTACATCCTAAAGGAAAGGAGAAAAGCTATGGACAACATAGAAAAAGCCTTGCAGGAATTGGCGAAAGCGGTTGAACGTAACGACACGGTGGAACGAGTCAAGGTTACAATCACCCTTGTAAAGCCAAAACCGAGCAAGGCTAAACCCGGCAAGTAAGCCGAGGCGGGGAGCGGACGGGAAACCGTCCCTCCCGTAAGTCCTATTATAACAGCACGAGCGAAAAAAACAAGTGCAAAATAAGGAGGGCTATTATGGGATACACGCACACGGTGCAGAAGTGGAACGGGAAAATCTTCGTCCAGTTCGAGAGCTCGTCAACGTCCTATTATTCGATGGGCGCTTATATGCCGGGCGACGACGACATAGACGAGGCGGAAGTCGATACCCTCGGGGAGCTCTATAAACTATGGCAAGAGGCAAAGGCCGGGGACGCATCTTGCGGAGAAAAGGAATGGAAGTACCGTTTTTACAAGCACACTATCAAGGAAGAAAAACGCTCGGACGGAAAGCCGGTATTTGCCGACTACGTTTGCGAGGGGAAAATCTACCGGCGGGGAAACAAGGTCTTTTTCAAACCGGCGGGGGCGTGAGGAGGCTATATATGATTATCAAAAAGGGCGAGCGGGAGTATTCCGTAACGGAACTCTCGCACGAATGGAAAGCCGAGCGGGTGCTCGGCGGCGTTGCGGTCGAGTACAAAATACCGAAAGAGGCCGCGCCGGACGCGGCGGCGGTCGAAAGGTATATCGCTGAAAACGAAATCTTTTGAGGAGTGATACCATGCCGGAGGCGAAAAGAAAGACCCATACCTCGACGGAGGTCAAACGGAGATATAACGAGAAAACATATACGCTCATTTCTGCGAGCGTTCCAAAGGAAACGGCGGCGGCTTTCAAGGCGAAATGTGCAGCCGAGGGTATTCCGCAAGCGCAGATTATCAAAAAGGCGATAGAGGATTTCTTGTCGCAGTAACGAAAGGGCGGGGCTTTCCCGCCCTTTTTCTATATCTTGAGGGAGGGCGCGCTATGGGAGAGCGGACATATAAACAACTTAATTGGACGAGCCGTATCAAGCTCGAGACGATGCTCAAGCATGGACACTCGAAAAAGGAAATCGCCGAGGAACTCGGCGTACATATCAGCACCGTTTACCGCGAACTCAAGCGCGGGACGTATGAGCATCTAAACTCCGATTATACAACCGAGGAACGGTATAGCCCGGAAAAGGCCGAGGCGCGCTATCAAGAGGGGCTCGCCGCGAAAGGCGCTCCGCTCAAGATTGGGAAAAATCACGCCGCCGCGCAGTTTATCGAGGACAAAATCGGAAACGAGGACTATTCCCCGGCGGCGGTGTGCGCTCTACTCAAGCAGGAAAAATATAAACACTTCGGAATAACCTTTTGCCGTGCGACGATTTATAAATACGTCGAGGACGGCGTTTTCCTCACGCTCACAAATCAAGACCTCCCGGAAAAGGGCGACCGCAAAAAGAAGCATAAGACAATCCGTAAGAAACAGGCTCGGGCATCCAGCGGCACGAGTATAGAGCAGAGGCCGGAGTATATCAACGAGCGGCAGGAGCCGGGACATTGGGAAATGGATACCGTCGTCGGGAAGAAGCGGACGAAAGCCCGCCTCCTCGTCCTCTCCGAGCGCGTCACGCGGCGGGAAATCATTATCCGCATTAAGGACGGGCGCGCCGAGACGGTCGTCGCGGCGTTAGACCGACTCGAGCGTCTTTACGGTGCGGCGTTCTATCAGATATTCAAAACGATAACCGTAGACAACGGCTCCGAGTTCGCGGATGCTGACGGCATCGAGCGGAGCGCCCGGCGCAAGGATGCAAAGCGGACGACGGTCTATTACTGCCATGCGTATAGCTCTTGTGAGCGCGGCACGAACGAGAATATTAACCGCATGATACGGCGGCAGTTCCCGAAAGGGACGGACTTCGACAAGGTGACGGCGGCGGAGGTTAAGCGCGTCGAGACGTGGCTCAATGATTACCCGAGAGAAATACTCGGCTTTATGTCCTCGGCGGAGGCTTTCAAGATAGCATTTGACAGGGCGGCGTGAACGCTCAAAAATTTATTCTATCTTTTTCGCACAAAATACTTGACATTTGCGCACAGACAGGAAAACCAGCGCTCTGCATCAGCAGAGCGCCGGTTTCGGCGGTCTCAGAACATTTTGATGTACGCATCGCGGTCAGGCCCGACGGAGACGTACTTGATGCGGCAGCCGACAGCGCCCTCGAGGTAGTGCACGTAGTCGAGCGCCTCCTTCGGCAGATCGCTCACCTTGCGGCAGCCGGAGATGTCGCAGTGGAAGCCGGGCAGGTACTCATAGATGGGCTTGGCCTTGGCCAGCTTCACACCGATGGGGAAGCGCTCCACGCGCTCACCGTCGATGTCGTAGGCGACGCACACGGGGATCTTGTCCAGGTAGGACAGCACGTCGAGCTTGGTCAGTGCGATGCTCGTGCAGCCCTGCATTTTCACGCCGTAGCGGGAGGCGACCACGTCAAACCCGCCCACGCGGCGCGGACGGCCGGTGGCGGCGCCGTATTCGCCACCGGCGTCACGCAGTGCGGTGGCCTCATCGCCGAACATCTCGCAGGTGAACGGCCCCTCGCCCACGCAGGTGGAGTAGGCCTTCATGATGCCGATGATCGTGTCGAGCCGCGCCTCCGGGATGCCCGCGCCGATGGGGGCATAGGCCGCGATGGTCGAAGAGCCGGAGGTGTACGGATAGATGCCGTAGTCAATGTCGCGCAGCGCGCCGAGCTGGGCCTCAAAGAGCAGGGACTTGTTGTCCTCAATGGCCTCGGAGAGGTAGTCGGTCGTGTCGCAGACATACTCCTTGAACGGCATGGCGTAGGTGTCGATCCACGCCATCATCTCGTCGAGGTCGATGGGATCGTGGTGATAACCGTTGACAATGAAGAGATTCTTCCACTCGAGAATGTCGGCCAGACGGGCCTTGAGTGCGTCGCGGTCGGCAAGCTCGCCCATGCGCAGCGCCTTCTTCATATATTTGTCCGAGTAGGCGGGGGAGATGCCGCGGCGGGTCGAGCCGAACTTCTTGTCCGCCAGACGGTCCTCCTCCAGGCAGTCGAGCAGCTTGTGGTACGGCATGCAGATGACGGCCTTGTCGCTGATTTTCAGGTGCTCCGGCGTGATGGTGATGCCGCCATCTCTCAGACGCTCGACCTCATGGAACATGTGCTCCGTATCAATGACCATGCCGGGGCCGAGCACGTTCACTGTCTCGTCGCGCAGGATGCCGCTCGGCATGAGATTGAGCACGAACTTGCCCTTGTCGTTGATGACGGTGTGGCCGGCGTTGTTGCCGCCCTGATAGCGCACGACGACGTCGTACTTCTGGCTGAGCAGGTCGACCATGCGGCCCTTGCCCTCGTCACCCCAGTTGATGCCTACGATGGATGTCAGCATTGTTGAGAAACCTCCTGTTTCTTTTACACGTTTACGGATGCGTCGCATCCGAGCAGTGTTGTATATTTGTTCAGGACCGGAGCGACCTGCTCGCGCAGGAACGTCTCGGTCTGGTGTACGGCCATGCCGGTGAAGGCATGTGGGTCGACCAATTTATCCAGCTCATCGCGCGTGAGCCCAAAGATCGGGTCGGCAAGAATGCGCTCGAGCAGGTCGTTGCTGCCGCCATTGAGTTTGACCTCTTTGCCGGCGGCGACGCTGTGCTGCCGGATGGCCTCGTGCAGGGCCTGCCGGTCGCCGCCCTTTTCCTTGACGCAGTACATGAGAATGTTCTCCGTGGCGAGAAACGGCAGTTCCTCCGCCAGATGCTTTTCGGCCATCTTCGGATACACGGTCAGGCCGCGGATAACATTGAGGTACAGCGTCAGGATGCCGTCGGTGGCGAGAAACGCCTCCGGGATGCTGATGCGGCGGTTGGCCGAATCGTCGAGCGTGCGCTCAAACCACTGGGCGCTGGCGGTGACGGCGGCGTTCTGCAGATCGCAGATGACATAGCGCGACAGAGAGGCAATGCGCTCGCTGCGCATGGGATTGCGCTTGTAGGCCATGGCCGACGAGCCGATCTGGCCGC